AAAGTCTTCAAACAATGCAGACGCATCTTTAATTTTGCCTGATTGTTTTAGACGCTTCATTTGAGCAGTACGTTTGGATTTTGAACCAGCAGAACTGGATAGGCCTTTTCCGGCCCGAATTACTTTAGGTTTGTTTTTCAGCTTCTTCGATTTTACGTCAGAATTCTGTAATTGATCGTATTTTTTGAGCTTTCAATAAAACCAGTACAGATCGATGATCAACAAGACTATTAAGTTCCTGTTGGCTAAATCCCTGGTCTTTTGCATAAGACTGAAGATTTGCCGAAAGTTCCTTTTGCTTCTCTGAATCACCCCACTCTGGAAGAACCTCGGTTAACTTACCACGCTCAACTTGCACCATTTGATGGTGAGCCTTTTGCATTTCGGCTTGTTGGGTTTGAGCAGCTTGCTGCTGCTGGTGTTGCATACCTTGAACTCTTTCCTGAGCTTCTCTATACTGTTCCTTAGCTGTAACATATTCTATGGGATCAGATTCCCTCAATGTATCCCAATCTATATTGGAATACTTCTCTAACTCACTACCCTGTGAAGAGATAATGTTGGTTAGAGCATCTACATACTGCTGACGCTCTTGCTGTATCTGCGCGACATGAGAATTATACTGCTGTTGCAGTTCTTCCATACCTTTGCGCTCGCCAGCAATTTCTTGCGTCTTTCGGGTATAATCGGATTGTCGGCTATAGCCGCTAAGAAGTTCATCAAGGGGTACTGCTACTTCTTTACCATTTACGGTAACAGCATACAGTTCCTCTTCTTCACCATCCGTTTCCTCAGATTCTTCTTCAGCCTCTTCAGCTTCTTCTCCCTCTTCAGATTCCTCCTCTAATGATTCGTCTTCCTGTTCTGGTTGAGACTCTTCCTCTTCGGCGGGTTGTGCTTCCTCGGTTTCTGGAGTTTCCTCTTCAGGGTCCATTATTCCAAGTAATGCTTCTTGCGCTTCCCGTACACTACCGGGTAGCTCTGGTAACGGTAAAACCGTTGTTTGCGGGGCTTCTTGCGTATCCGCCATAATTAAATTCCTCTATCAGATATATGGGTGTTGCTTTTCCATTATCTTGGCCATGTGTCCAGTTTCTACTATGGAGTTTATATGGCCATGAATTCGGTCAAGCAGTCTCATTGCAAGCCAGATTGATTCTCTAGCTTCCAAATCTGTTGAACCGCTATGATTCCAGCGATTCATTAAATCTTCTTTCAGTACATCAAATGCTTCTTTCAAGAGCGGGTCGTTTATGAGCGATTGCGCTCTTCGTTCTCTTTCTTCTGGTGTCATGTATAAACTATTTTCCTCTTTTTCTTCTATTACTTTTTTGGCGGACGACCACGTTTGCGCCCGTATGATCCTGGTCCTGTCGGCATTATGTTCTCCCTATAGCCACGGCGCGCTTCTGTTCACGCTCAAGGTTAATTTCCTGTTGTTTCAAACTTGTATCTATCTGCAACTTCTGTTGTTCCTGTTGTAGTTTCTGCGCCTTGATCTGAACCTCTGCGGCTTTAATCTTCAACTCTTCCTGCTTCACCTGGGCCTCAAGCAATTTAGCTTGTTCATCAAGAGAAGGTTGATCCCCCTTCTGCTGCTGAGGCATCTGTGATGGATCAGTCAGATAATCATCTACATTCTGGAATCCCATAGCCTTCACAAGCGATGCGCCAAGATTATACATATTCTGTACGCTGACTATAGGTAACCCACCCTTCATAGCTTCACCAGCAAATGATAGCATCTGTGACAAGTGCATCATCTGTTGGTCTTTATTACCGCTACCAAGGGCTACACTAACCGTGCAGTCATATTTCTCGCGCCATACATCCGGTCTAACCGGAACCCATTCATTAGACAGCCTTATCATACGCTCTTTATCCTGATTCTTATGCAGTAGTTCGTATATGGAGATCATCAAGTCTTTAACGCCTGTCTCGGCAAAGTTACGAGCAATCAATTCCACCCTACTTTGTGCGGCTCCCATAACAGCGGTGACAGCAGTGGCTGTCGTATGTGATGTGAGCGCATTCTCGTCAAGACCCTGAGACATCTTAGACACCCCGGCTCTAGCCTCCCTAACACCATCAAGGTACTCAAGCATCTGGAATGTATATGGTTCAAGAGCGGGAGTAGCCAAGGGAGTAATAGCATTGGGGGATTTAACTCTAACCACCCCACCTGGGCGCTGTGTCAATAGATCGTCTAGGTTAGCTTGACCCTCAAGGACAGCGTAGCGACCAAAATTCTGGTTGTACATATTGTCCATTAAATTTCGCATGAGGGTGCTTTTCATTAGCTGCAAATCCATAACAAGATCGGCAACTGACAGCCCAAAGAACTTATGCGGGATTTTTATTGGAGTAATAGATACAAATGGAATCTTGTCAATAGCATCATTTGCTAAGATAGTTGTACCTACAGTACAAACCTTTCTTAACTCTGTAATTCCATCACCATCCCAATCCGTTCTGAGATATGATTCATGTAGCCAATATGTTCTTAGCCCCTCTTCATCTGGCATACCTTCGTCGCCCCAACCTTCCCAATATTTAGATGATTCATCAAAAGCATATCTTTCAAGTCTTTCTCCAGAAAAGGCCATTAGATCATCATCTCCACCACCTAACTCACCCACATCCAAATCTTGATCTGGATACATCTCTCTGAGTTCAGAAAGTGTTTTTAAAACTCTGTGACATACGAATCTAGAATCTTGTATATTCTTTGATTCTCTAGCAATTAGGAATTCTGACGGAGGGACATTCTCAATCTTAATTCTTCCATCGTAACTCTTCCTTTTAATTACAACATCGTGATAGGACTGTTCATTCTCTATTACTTCAGTATGCTCAACAACCTCGACCTCATCATCAGATATAAGAGACATCAAACCCATTTCATCTAAATTTCGATACTCTTCCCGCTCCTCTTCTTCATACTCCTCCCACCAGACTTTTACTATACCATTCTTTGATAACAGTGCGTCCGTGAACCATGAGTATAAAATTTCCCAGCCCGGATTGTCTTTGGTAAAGACATAATTAACATAATCCGTAGCCTGTTTAGCCATTGGAACATCTTCCGGGCCATGAGGATTAAATTTAACCATATCATCACCAGAGGCAAATACCCTCATCAATGATGGTTTAATCCACTCAATAGTATCCTGTACGGTAGAATCTACATACTGACTGCGGCCGTCTACTTCATTCCCAAAAGGAAGACTATAATAATACTGCATAGCCATTTCCCTTTGCTGAGAAATTGTATCACCCATATAACCAAGTGAGGAAGTTATCTCCCCCCTGACCCTAGTGATTAAATTTTCTTCTGTAATTTTTTCTTTAGCCATTAAACAATTCCATAGTTCCTATATTCTACGCCCGCTGTCCATGATGGGTCTTCCCCGGCTACAGCAAAACGCTGGGATTGGAACGCATACCTTGTTGCGCTCATAAGGTCATCCCTCAAGGGAACTACCTTACCATCTTTTCTATGATACATCCTGAACTCTTCAAACCAATCTCCGAGAGTATTAAATACCCTAAACTTACCAGCCTCTACCTTCTGTAGCATGGCCATTAAACCCTCTTCTATTGAGTTGGAACCTTTATCCACACCCAATGCCGGGGGATTGGTAAAATGCTGCAACAGGAAATTACAACCTAAGTTCCTGTACTGATCAGCTAATCCGGGGTTTCCCATACTATCCCTGCGATTTCCGTCATGCGGGTAGGCTATGGGAATGAAATGCGGCCTCATTTTTATATTTTGTGCATGTACCGTCGGACTCGCTTTGGAAACTCTGTAGCAATCGTAGATGTAAAAGGTTTCGCTCTCGTTGTCTACAGCACACCAAACCATTGCGGTAGGATGATCCCACCCGAAATCTATTGCGGCTATTCTGGGCCAATGATCCTCCAGCTTAATTGGCTCAATCATTATATCATCTTCCGACACGGGGAAGACAAGGCCAGAACCTATAGAGGGTCTGCCATATCGCCTCATTTCTCTCTCATGCGGGGAGTACGCGGAGAGAATCTGTGTCATCACAGTCTCTGAGAGGTGGCCGCGCTCCCCGTTCATGGAGAAGATTCTTTCAGATGCATCATCCCATGTGGCGTTAGTCAGGGATTGGCCCGGCTGAATACGGTTTATAAAGGATGCCACTGTCTCTGTCATTCCATGTTCTGGGGTGAAGGTCATATAAACCATCCCCCTTCTATCCAGTGTTCTCGTCACCGCTTGGCTGTATAGCTCACGGCTAGGCTCTTCATCCAGCCAGACACAATCT